GTGAAATCAAGGATGCACACCGCAGATCAGTTACTGCGATCCTGCTAGAAAACCAAGAGAGAGCACTCCGTGAAGAGCGTGAGTTCCTCTATGAGGCCCCAACTGTAAATACTGACCCATCAGCATCTGGTGCTGCTGGTTTCAGTGGTGGAGCATCTGCACCCGTTGCAGGTTTTGATCCAGTTCTAATTTCACTCATTCGTCGTTCAATGCCTAACTTGGTCGCATATGACCTAGCAGGTGTTCAACCAATGAATGCACCAACTGGTTTAATCTTCGCAATGCGTTCGAAGTACACCAACCAGAATGGTACAGAAGCACTATTCGACGAAGCAGATACCGTATTCTCTGGACAAGCTTCAGACTACAGCAATTCTGTTGGTGCTGGTGGTACTGTTGGTATGGGTACTACTGCACAGTCAGGAACTAACCCAGGTCTACTTAACCCAACTGCTTCTCCTGCAGGAACCTATAATCTAGGTCAGGGTATGTCCACTGCAGATTCCGAAGATCTCGGAACTGGCAATGCACAGTTCAACGAGATGGCATTCTCAATCGAGAAGGTCACCGTTACTGCAAAGTCAAGAGCACTCAAGGCCGAGTACTCACTAGAACTTGCACAAGACCTTAAGGCAATCCATGGTCTGAATGCTGAGGCTGAGTTGGCAAACATTCTCTCAACAGAGATTCTTGCTGAAATCAACCGTGAAGTTATCAGAACCATCTACAAGATTGCTGAACAAGGTGCAACTCTAAATACAGCAACTGCTGGTGTATTTGACCTCGACGTTGACAGCAACGGTCGTTGGTCAGTTGAGAAGTTCAAGGGTCTTATTTTCCAAATCGAGCGTGATGCAAACCAGATTGCACAAAGAACTCGTAGAGGAAAGGGCAACATGATTCTCTGCTCTGCAGATGTTGCCTCCGCACTAACCCACGCAGGACTTCTTGACTACACCCCTGCACTCAATGCAAACCTAAACGTTGATGACACTGGCAACACCTTCGCAGGTGTTCTCAATGGTCGTTACAGAGTTTACATTGACCCATATGCAGCAAACAACAGTGCTAACCAGTACTACGTTGTTGGTTATAAGGGTTCTTCACCTTATGATGCTGGTCTCTTCTACTGCCCATATGTACCTCTCCAGATGGTACGTGCAGTTGGTGAGAACACCTTCCAACCAAAAATCGGATTTAAGACCCGTTACGGCATCGTTGCTAACCCATTCGCAGAAGGCACCAATGCTGGTCTCGGTCGTCTTGCTCCAAACACCAACCGTTACTACAGAAGAGTACGTGTTGACAACCTCATGTGATTCATCACTGAGTTTTTCTGGAGGGTCTTTGGACCCTCTTTTTTTATGCAAATAAATAGTTATAGATTTTTTGCAATATTAATATGAGTAACTTTGAGGTTCGTTCACCAATATCAAAACAAATAACGAACAGAAACTTTTTACTTGCTACTGGATTTAAATTTTCTCTTGGAAAGTATCCAAAGATAGATTTTTTTTCCAATACTGCATCAATTCCATCAGTCAATTTGGGTGTTGCAATTCAACCCACATATCTGAAAGATATACCAATCCCAGGGGACAAATTAACTTACGATGATTTTTCCTTGGAGTTTCTAGTAGATGAACAACTAGAAAATTATATAACTATACATAAATGGTTAACGGGATATGGTTATCCAGATTCGGTAAGGCAATATCAAAATCTTCTCAATGAAGATGAATTAAGTCCAGGAAAACAATATTCAGAATCTGGACAAAGTGATGGGACACTACTTGTATACAATAGCAACTTTAATCCAGTTTTAAAAGTCAAATTCACTGGGTTATTTCCTGTCTCATTATCTACAATTTCTTTTGATGCTAAGGACCAAAATTCCACATATGTGACAGCAAATGTCACTTTCAAATATACCAATTATATTATTGAAAAAGTTGAAGCATGAACATTGATGAAATTCAAACATTATGGGAAGAAGACTCAAAGATAGACCCAGACAACTTACATACAGAGTCGATTAAAATTCCATCTTTACATTCAAAATATTATAAAATTTATAATAACATTCTTCTCCTCAAAAAAATGGAGGAGACAAAATTAAAGATTCTAAGAAAAGAGAAATGGATGTATTATTCTGGAAAAGCAGAACCAGAAGTTTATATTGATAAACCATTTGACCATAAAGTATTAAAACCAGACATGGAAAAATACTTAGATGCTGATGAAGACTTAATCAAATCAAATTCAAAAATTGAATATTATCAAACAATGTTATCTTATTTGGATAGTATCTTAAAGACTATTTTAAACAGAACTTACCAAATAAAAAATGCAATCGAATTCATGAGATTTACTGCTGGATATGACTGATATCAAAATAAGAAAAAAGAACGAAATATTTTTAACTGTAAAGTCCGAACCCTACATACAACAGGAACTGAGTGACTATTTCACATTTGAAGTCCCTGGTGCAAAGTTCATGCCTCAGTATAGAAGTAAATATTGGGATGGAAAAATAAGGTTATATTCACCTCATACTGGAGAAATTTATGTTGGTCTTTTGGATAAAGTAATTTCTTGGGCAAAGAAATCCAATTACACCATAGAGTTTGAAAATAATAAATTTTATGGAGCACCATTTGAAGAGAACGAAAACATTTCTCTTGAAGGTGTAAAGGATTATATGAATCGGATTACCAAATACAAACCAAGAGATTATCAATGCGAAGCAGTTTATGATGCTTTAAAGTACAATAGAAAATTACTAATATCACCAACTGCTTCTGGAAAATCTTTAATGATTTACTCTGTAGTGAAATATTATGTTGAGACTGGTAAGAAAATTCTTCTAGTTGTACCAACAACATCTCTTGTAGAGCAGATGTATAAAGATTTTGAAGATTATGGATGGGATGTTGAAAATCATTGCCATAAGATTTACTCAGGAAAAGAAAAAACTTCTCACATGGATGTCGTAATTACTACTTGGCAATCCATTTATAAGTTACCACGTTCATTCTTTGAGCATTTTAATGTGGTAATTGGTGACGAGGCGCATTTATTCAAATCAAAATCTCTAGTAAGCATTATGACCAAGTTAGATAATGCTAAGTATAGATTTGGTTTTACTGGTACTTTAGATGGTTCACAGACTCATAAGTGGGTCTTAGAAGGATTGTTTGGTCCTTCATACAAAGTAACTCAGACAAAAGAACTTATTGAAAAGGGGCATTTATCAAAACTACAAATCAAGGTCCTTCTCCTTAAGCATAATGAGCACAAATTCAATGAATATGAAGAAGAGATTCAATATTTAATTGGTCACGATAGAAGAAACAAATTTATTAAAAATTTAGCACTAGATTTAAAAGGAAATACTCTTATTCTTTTTAATCGTGTAGAGACTCATGGAGTGCCCATATTCAATCTCATAAATAACTCTGTCAAGAAAGACAGAAAAGTATTTTTTGTCTATGGTGGTGTTGACGCAGAAGAAAGAGAAAAAGTTCGAGAAATTACAGAGAAAGAAAACAATGCAATCATTGTTGCTTCTTATGGAACTTTTAGTACTGGAGTTAACATTAAAAATCTGCATAACGTAATATTTGCTTCTCCTTCTAAATCAAGAGTTAGAAACCTTCAATCAATTGGACGTGTTTTAAGGAAGGGTGATAATAAAACCAAAGCAATTCTTTATGATATTGCAGATGATATAACTTACAAATCAAAAAAGAATTATACCTTGAATCATTTAATTGAAAGAATTAAAATTTATAACGAAGAGAATTTTAATTATGAGGTATTACAAATTAACTTTACCGAATAAGTATGGAAGAAGAGTTTTATGCAGTTATTAAACTGATTTCTGGAGAAGAAATATTTGCAAAGGTTTGTCCTTGCGAAGAAAAAGAAAGAACCATATTAATACTTGATAATCCAGTAACAATAGAAACAGTTAATCTAAAACAGTTTGGTGTTACTGGATTAAAGGTCAATCCTTGGATTAAATTTACTGATGATTCTATGTTTATTGTCGATATGAGTCGGGTGATTACAATGTCAGAAGTAAATGATGAGGATTTACTTTATATGTACCATAAGTATGTTAAGAGTAAAAATAAAAATGGACCTAAAGGGAGACCATCTGCTAACATGGGATACTTATCCTCAATTGCAGATGCTAGAATCTCCCTAGAGAAATTATATAAATCTGATAACTAAAGTACTAGAATAATCATCAAACTCCACAGAGTTATTTTACACACAAACAACCACCTCTGTCAAATTTTAAATCCTTGTCATTGTACTCCTACGATGTTATAATATGAACAAATTAAAAACACTAATAGTTTTGTAATGAACAAAGTAAAGAAAAATCCCCATTACGTTAATAACAAGGATTTCCATACTGCTTTAATTGAGCATAAGCGTAAAGTCGATACGGCAAAGAAGAATGGATTGCCTGCACCAAGAATTTCTAATTATTTGGGTGATTGTTTTTTAAAGATTGCTACTCATTTATCTTATCGACCAAACTTTGTTAACTACATGTTTAGGGAGGATATGATAAGTGATGGTGTAGAAAATTGCGTTCATTATATTAACAACTTTGACGTTGAGAGGACAAATCCTTTTGCTTATTTTACTCAAATTGTTTACTATGCTTTCCTCCGCAGAATTCATAAGGAAAAAAAGCAAATGGAAATTAAAGAAAAAATCATTGAGAGAAGTGGATACGACGAAGTATTCACTGTAGATGGTGACGGATTTAATAGTTCCGACTATAATACCATTAAGGATAACATTCAAATTAAACTTTATCAATGAAAATTGCTTTAATAACTGACACTCATTATAATTTTAAAAAAGCAAATAAAAATTTTCATAACTATTTTGCAAAATTTTATAGTGATATATTTTTTCCGTATTTAGAAAAAAATAACATAGATACAGTTATTCACCTTGGGGATGCGTTTGATAATCGTAAGGGAATTGATTATTGGGCATTAAAATGGGCAAAGGAAAATGTTTATGATAAATTTCAACAATTTGGGGTAAATGTATACAATATTGTTGGAAATCATGATACTTATTATAAAAATACAAATCAAGTAAATTCTATTGATACTTTACTAGAAGAGTATGATAATGTAGTAAAAGTATCTTCACCTAAGGAATTTAAAATTGGTGGATTGAAAATGGTTCTTCTTCCTTGGATATGCTCTGAGAATGAAGAAGAGACCATGAAACTTCTCGAATCAACAGAAGCATCCGTTGTATTTGGTCATCTGGAATTGAGTGGGTTTTGTGTTTTCCCAGGACAATTTCAACCACATGGAATGGACAAAAAGATTTTCGAAAAGTTTAAAAAAGTATATTCTGGACATTATCATACAAGAAGTGATGATGGAAAAATATTTTACATAGGAAATCCATATCAAATGTTTTGGAATGATTATAATGATACAAGAGGATTTTCAATATTTGATACAAAAACTACCGAGTTACAGTATGTAAATAATCCTTATACTATTTTTGAAAAAATTTATTATGAGGATAGTGACCCTAAGGAAATCGTCCAAGAAAAATATGAAGATAAAATCGTAAAGTTGATAGTTAGGAAAAAAACAAATCAAAAAAAGTTTGATAAATTTATTGATGTATTGAGTTCATTGCCTTTAATTGAGTTAAAGATATCTGAAATTATTGACGTTGATGATTCAAATTATCAATCATTTGATGGAGATGTTGAAGATACTTTAACTATTTTAGAAAAATACATTGAAGAATCGGAATTTAATCTTAATAAGGAGATTGCAAAAAAAATAATTAAAGATGTTTATAGGGAAGCATTGGAGATTGAATAATGTATTTTCCCTCTTTAATAAATAAAAAAAATTGCTTTATTGCAATGCCAGACCCGTTACGAGTAAGGAAATGTATATAATCGTAATTAGAGGAAAGGAAGAAGAGGGAGCATATGCAGTCCTTGACGATGAT